CCTGGTAAAGTTGTAAAGGTTCAGAACACCTCTCCCTATTCAGCTATGCCATTGAAGCTTACTCCACTAGAATTAGCGTTCCAATGAACTCACTCGACCCATCATCTATTACTATTGACACACCATCAAAGGCATTCGCCTATGAAACACTGTCACGGGAAATTGATGAATGCACTGATATTGTAACTCTCAAAGAGGCATTGCGTTGTTATGTCAAGCTCTATCTCAAGCAACAAGAAACCATGTCACTCATTGGAATCCCAAACATCAGAGATGAGAACATTTGAGCCAGAAGTCAATGATTATGTACGCTGGCCAAAAGATACACATACTGTAGAGGGATGGGTATATTTTAAGGATGAGGAGTATATAACTATTGAGGTGGGTGTTAAGCCCAAAAAGACTTGTAATTACGTCAGAAATGTGTTACACTGTAAGGACCATATCCTTGTAGTGTGCCACTCATTCTTGTGGGATGAGCTACTATACATTAAATCTAGAGAGAGTAATCATGAAACTGCGGACACTTTTATTAGGACTATCTCTGATGATCGTCCCTCCAAGCATGGCAGAACCTAAGGTAGAGTATTTTACACCTGATGCAATGGGTTGTATGCTCTTACAAGAGTGTACGGAAGATGTAAATGAAGTTATCTCCATGGCTGATATCTCCATGGAGTATGATAATTGGGAAGACTTTACTAATGTGACCACAGAGTTCCATGGTATGTTAGTCTTACTCAATCAAATGGGTGTGAAAGTATATCTGGCTGACCAAAAGTATTTCCCTGTTGGCCATCGTGGTGTATATCACACAGTTAGTAATAACTTCTATCTAAACAAAGCATTCATGCATCGTCCTAATGTATTGATGGCGGTGATGAGACATGAAGGATGGCATGCAGCACAGGATTGTATGGCTGGGACCATTGATAACAACATGATTGCCATTATCTTACCTGAAGAGAGTGTTCCACCTGTGTGGCGTGATATGGTTGAGAAAACATATCCTGAGTCAGCAGTACCATGGGAAGCTGAAGCCAAGTGGGCTGGATTGACTGAAGGAATGACAATGAAAGCTCTTGAGTCTTGTGCTTATGGTACAATGTGGGAAGACTATGAGCCAACGCCGATGACCCGTGAATGGTTAGAAGAAAAGGGATATATTAAATGATACTAGCTGATGTTTTGATATGGTTGAGTGTCCCATTTGTACTGGTAACACTATACTTTGGAACACGCGGTGGATATTACAACACAGACAAATATGATGGAGATGGTACTGCACATAAAGTATTGAAGTGATGTGGAGAATATGGTGTTATGCCCTTGGAAAGAAAGAGGGTAGAGATAAGAAAGACGCAGATAAGATTGCGTATGTGAGAACCATCATAATGCTACAGTTGGTTGTTACAAATGGTTTCATTATTGCAGGTAATATCAGACATTGGAACAACGGTCAGTGTGCCAACACCATATCTGGCACTGAAATCTTGACAACCCACCATAAATAACCTATGATCTTATGGTAGCAATCAGGAGCTCACATGTCTGCCACCTATCTTCCTCAAAAGACTAAGTATCGCATCACTTTGGATCTGGAAGTCATGGAAGACTTCAACCCGCACAATCTTGACTGGGAAAAACTGTTAGATGTTCAGGGTGGTGAACACGTAGAAGCTTATGTGGAAGATTTGTCAGTTCCTGATTACTACTTCTCCTGATAATATCAAGGGGTGATAAATAAAATATATTGTCACCCCTAGATATGGCATATTACCTGACAAAACAATCATTGATTCAATCATCAAAGACCATGTATTACACTGGTGATGGCAGATGGTCTGATGATATTTCAGATAAGAAAAATTATCCTACCAGAGGACCATTGGACGAGTGGATTGCCAATGATGACAATAAGTCTGGTGGATTCAAGAATGCTACCGTGGTAAAGGCATGAGAAGTTTTCAACAATTTCAAGAGTATGCTGGATTAGCATCTAGAAATCCTTCTGCATCTCGTCCTCAACCAATCAACAGAACCAATGATCAGGTTCAAAGACGTGAAGTGCATGATAAGAAATTGTCACGGATGAATGCACATAAGAAAACAACAACTAACAAAGAAGTTTACGAGGTATATGACCCTGAGATCCAAGGTAGATCTCAAATTAAACAGACTGGTGCTGATGGACGTAAAGAACCTAAGAGAAGTGCAGACGATAGAAGAAGACCAGGACAGAAGCCACGCATGAAAGCAGTGGGTGGTGGTAAGATGGCACCAGCTGGTGAATATAAGACCAGAAAAGATGTTGGTACAACCAAAGCTAGGTCTGAACGTGAACAACAACCAACAAAAGAGAGAGGATCAGCCAGACAGTCACAATTAGACGCTGCAAAAGAAGAGAGAAAGAAGGCTGCACGTGCACGTATCGCTGCTAGAAAGGCTGGTGGTGATGTCAAGAAGTCCACCACATCATCTAAGGATGTTGAAAAGAAAGCAACACAGTTGTTGAAGACTAAGAAAGAAGCTCCTAAGAGTGAAGGACCAAAGAAAGAACGTAAAACATATCAACATGCTGATGGTGGTGGTATGACTCGTAAGGAGCGTGATTCTGCTAGAAACAAGAAGACACAAGCTGATAAGAAGTCAGCCAAGTCTTCGATGAGAGATGAGTTTATCAAGAAACATGGTAGAAAACCAAACAGTAAAGAATCAATTCAACTAACTGCTAAAGCTAAAGCTGCTGCCAAGGCTCTCAAATGACACAAAGAATGATGCGTCTGTTTGATAATGTCACACAGGCTAGAACATATATCAAAGAGGATCAAGGTATATCATTGGCTAAGGCTAAGGTATATGTTGAGAGAAATACTGTAAAACAGGTTGACAATAAGGTGTGGGTTATCTTACCATGAAATCATTCAAACAGTTTCTAGAATATACTCAGTCAGCTTCTGATTTCAATGAAAAAGAGAAATGGGAGAGAGCTGAGAAGAAGCGTCAAGAGAAAATGAAACAAGATATCACTGCAGATGTGATGGATAGATTAAAACGTCAGGGCTCAGTTAATAAACTCAGTCCCAACCCAAATGCCAACTGACAGAATGCCTCACCTTGAAACGTCACCTATAGTATAACGACCACACTTTTATTATGACCTCTGTCCATATTGAACATCCAGAAGATATGATCCTCACAGGCGATTTGTCTGTGATTGATGCGTTGTATGATAAAGCATTCATCTCTATGAAGATGGACGGAATGTCCTTGGTATGGGGTACAAACCCAGCCAATGGTAAGTTTTTTGTGTGTACGAAAGCTGCATTCAATAAGAAGAAAGTTCGTCTGTGCTATACACATGACGACATATTCCAGCATTTTGGTCATCAAATCGAAGTTGTAGATATTCTCTCTCATTGTCTCAAGTATCTGCCACGTACTGAGAACATTTACTGGGGCGATTGGCTTGGTTTCGGTCGTACTGATGTGTTCACTCAGAATACTCTGACCTATGCATTCCCTGATGCTATTGATCAGCGTCTAGTTATTGCACCACACACTGTTGTCAACGTCTATGCAGAAATGTATGACAATGTGTGTGAGCCATTGACTGATACGTTGCAAGATACTAATATGGTTAAGTGGGTGCAACCTTCTGTTGATCGTATCCCTCCACAGGCTACTGCTCCTGTTATCAACACAAGCACAATCACCTTCCTAACTGAGAAGGAAGCTGCACAAGCCAAGATCGCTATCAACCAACTCATTCGTAAGGGTGACTACATTGATGACGCCACACTCGGTGAGATCCTTGGTTGTCAACATCTGGCCAATCTGTATCAGTATGTCATGGAACTTAAGCTTGACATCATGGATAGTCTGATTGTCAATGACGCTCCTATTGCATATCTTCCGAACGGTAATCAAGCCAAAGATGGTGAGGGTTATGTCTTCCATTCTGACAACTATGGTAGTGTCAAACTGGTCAATCGCACCGAGTTTGCTTACGCCAACTTCCATAATGGCTTCGGCACATAATGCCTCACCTCCAAACGTCCATTATAGTATAACCACAGAACTGATATGATCAAACTTCGTCCTCATCAGGAAGAAGCCCTTAATGCTTTGCGCCGTAATGCTATCGGTCAAGTCATCGTCCCGACTGGCGGTGGCAAGACTCTTGTGCAGATTATGGACGCAGTGAAGAGATTCGAGATCAATGTGCCACGCACTATTGTTGTTGTGGCTCCTCGTATTCTTCTGGCCGATCAACTCAGTTCTGAGTATCTTGAGCATATCACTAATGCTCACGTTCTGCATTGTCACAGTGGTGAGACACATCACTTCAGCAGTACGAATCCTGACTATATCAAACTGTTTGTCAATATGTGTCACACTGCACGTGAGCACAGCATTATCTTTACCACTTATCACTCGCTCCATCGTGTTCAGGAAGCTGACATTCCTGTAGATACCATTTACTTTGACGAGGCACATAACAGTGTTCAACGTAACTTCTATCCAGCGACAGAGTATTTCAGTAAGCATGCAGATCGTTGTTACTATTTTAC